TCAGTCATCTGCTGCCCTTGTTCATATTCGTGCTTACCTACGTGTCTAGCGTTCCCAGTCTCTATAACTAGGTTGACATAGCTCTTAGTCTTTGTCTTTGATTTACCGTTAGCACCTACACCTCTATAAGTATATGTGTTTACAGTACACTGAGGGTACACCCTTAGAGAGTTGGTGCTCATAGCCCAGCTCTTAGCCTTTTCTATAGTTTTATGACTGTACATCTATCTTGCCGCTTTTATAATGGTTGACAATTACTCCAGTCTTAAGAGTTACAGTTCTGTAGGGCCTTACGTTTATCTTAACAAGTATGTTATTTATCATATCCTTAGGATTGAGTTTCCATAGTGCAATATATCTCACTGTGTTACCTACCTTTAAAACAAGGTAGTCATCATACGTTATATGGTAGCTTATGTATTTTTTCATTATAAATCTGTATAAGGGTTAAAAGGTTCTCCGTAGGCTTCTACAGATAGCTCCTCGTGTATCTCTCTACCTTCCTCTGTTAGTACGTAGTCTACCTTACCTCCACCTAACATAAAGTAGTCTATATGTTCAACAGTCTCGTCAAACTCTACTCCAGCTTGCTCTATAAGCCAGTTATAAGCGAAGTGGCCAGTATACTCGTCTATAATGTACGAGCCTCTGTAGTCGCTATTTATGTAGTCCTTAAGGTCGAACACAGTCTCTACCTCATTCTCTGGTAGTGTAGGGTTAAACTTCTGATTGGTGTATGTTACTTTCATTGCTTTGTTATTATGATACAAATATAGGTATTATTTTATAAACACCAAACATTATTCGTTATTTATATTGATTCTAAATAGTTATATCTGTATATAGAGCCCTGAGTTTATGAAGGCTGGACTAAGATTGAACTGTAGTCCTATTAAGTTAGTTAGCCTAACCTTGTAAGTAGCTGTCACTATAGGTATGCGTGAGTTCTTTACCATAGTGCTAGGTAGATATCTACTCATAAGCCTAGCGTTAACCTCATCTAGATAAGCCTTACCGTAGTTGTCAGCAACCCCTAACTGTATAGATAGTTGGCTGGTATTGCTCTCTGATAAGTTAAAACCAAACATCAAGTACTTACTGTAGTCTCCATAGCTGTTCTGCATTATGCCCATAGTGAAGTGAAGTCCTCTACTACTCCTAGTTATAAGGAAGCCCTCAGAGCCTCCCTCAGAGCCTAGTCTAGAGTTATCGTATAGAGGATTGCTAGAGAAGTGCTTAGTGTGTACTGGTGTGTAGATGTGAGTACCCTCCCAGCTTTGAGCGTTAGCCTGTGTCCCTACTAACATAGCTCCTAGAAATGCTAATCCTACTAGGAGCGTTGCTATTATGTTTTTGATTGTTTCCATTAGATTGACATTTTAAGCTCATTCATATCAGCCACGTACTTAGTGTACTTAGCTACCCTGTCTAAGTTAGCTAAATCTCCAAAAGATAGCTCTCTGTTTATAACTCTGTTAGCCTCTGCAATTCCTTCGTTTATTTCTGTGATGTTGTACATAACTGTTTGTTTTTGTTGATACAAATATAAGACATATTTATATACTACCAAACTTTTTAGAAACTTTTTTTAAAAAACTTTACTTTTAATCTGTTAGCCTATGAAGTATTTGCCCTTGTTAGGGTTGGCCAATTGGTAGGAGACTGCGTATCTAAGTGCGTCAAGCTGGTGATCAAAACCGTTCTGTAACGGTGTCTCTGCCTTAGTGTCGCTCCATTGGTAGTTATTGAGCTCTTTAATGATGTTAGTACTGTCAGGCGTTACTATAAGCTCATAGTCCTGTAGTAATGCTATACCGTAGTTAACAGAACCCTGTCCTTTAATAGTAGGTACTATATTGCAATATCTCTTTAACTCACTAATAAGTCTAGGCTCAGCTGAGTCACCTACTATCACGTTTCTACCAGCAACCTGACTAAATATAGCTCCTAGCTGGCTTGTATTGAGGTTAGGCTTATTGAGATGCTCCTTAATATATATACGCTTATTAGCCTTATCTATGCTTGTAGATAACAACGTTGACGGATCTGTGGAGTAGCCGAAGTCAGCCCCTAGTACATCTATACCTTGACTCTTATACTCACCTATACTCCAGTTAGTAAAGATAACCCCCTCAGCTTTTTCTCTCCAGCCCCCTAGTATAGTGTGATTGTACTCGCTAGGCCTACGCTCCTTCATAGTGTCCATTGAGGTAAGGAAGGACTCACCTAAGTTCTCTATATTATCTAGGTAAGTGGTATGTATATATGTAGTGTCCTTCTCAGTCATATTGCTTCCTGAGTTGACACCAGCCTCCTGAAAGAATCTCTTGTATATCCAATGCTCCTTTGTAGCTGGGTTTAATACTAGGATAACTCTGTTCTGTATGTCCTTAGCACGTATAGAGTAGTCTATCTTAGTGAATAGGTTGTTGTCTGGTATCTCCTCAGCCTCGTCACATATCCACGTTGTTATGTTAGCTAACGACTTGAGAGCAGCCGTTTGATTCCCTGAGCCAGTCTTAAGACCCTTGAAGTATATACGATTACCAGTAACTCTATTGGTTATCTCTGTCCTATTGATCTCAAAGTACTCCTCTAGCCCTAGAGCCTCTATCTTGTCAGTAAACTCAGGAATGATAGAGGTGTATGCGGAGGTCATAGTATAACGAGTGAATAGAATGTTCTGCTCCTTCTCGAATGTAAGAAATAGAGCCATTAAGTTCACACTATATGACTTACCAGAGCCTCGACCTCCAGTGAGTACGAAGTATCTACTAGGGTCTTGTATAAGAGGTTTATATTTTCCGTGTAGGGTTATCACTCCTCGTCCTTAAAATTGATTAGATTACTTAATGTGAAGTTAATATCTTGCTTGCCGTCCATCTTAACGTCTACAGATTGCTTAGGAGTGCCGTGTACGTACTTCATAAACAAATCTATAGCTCTATAGTCTCCTTTATTAATAAGCTCCCCTAGCTTCTCTATGACCATACCTTGGTCTATGTGCTCTGAGAGTATCTCCTTAACATTCTCTATGTACTCCTTCTTAGGTCTACCAGAGTTCTCTCTACGACCACCCCAGTTAGGTGAGTCTCCTTCTTGTTTTTTTCTACCAGCCATTCTTAAGCTCTTTAGTGATTGTATTAATTGTAGTTTGATCTACATATCTAGGCATCCCCTTAACCATTAGTAGAGTGCCGTTGTCGTGCTCCCAGTCCAATAGATCGTGTGCTAGTTCGTGATACATAGTCATACGCTTCTGATACTTAGTCATACGTAACCAACTATGAGCGTTTATCTGTATGTGAGTTACATTAGCATCCATACCGAAGGCTATACCTAGAACGCCCTGAGGGAGATTAGTAGAGAACTGAATATACACAGTCTCTCCTTTGTTAGCTCTATCACCTACTATTTTAAGGAAGTCCTCATAGTAAGGCCTAAGCTCTGGATGTACGTACTCCCAGTCTGGAGCGTCATTACTCTTACAACCTGATAAAATCATAAGGACTATTAATATAAGTGATCTTGAAAACATCTTGATTCTTTATTTAAAAACATTCTAAATAAGGTGATGTGACTATAAAAAAAAAGCCCTCATTCCTGAGAGCGTTTCTTTCTGTTTAAGCTAGACAGTTGTTTCATCCTTGTAAGTCTGACTAATTCATTAGCCCAGTATAACACGTGCTTCTTGTGTATCAACTCATTTGGTGACTTGTTTGGGTTGTCTTTAGCCTCCTCTAGCTTAGACTTAGCTTTTAGTATTAATTTGTTCAACATCTCTAATTGCTTTTAGGAGGTTAGTTAAAGCTTCTTGCTTCATTGTTATAGTTCTTAGGCTTGTCTCTATATACTGGTAGACGTAGTCTTGTAAGTAATCTAGCCTGTCATTTGCTGGGAGCTCTTTGAACTCGTCACTGGTAATAAATTTATCTATCTTCATATTATTTAGTTATTTCTATTTTATTTTTATTGCGTATATAATGTTAAGTACACTGTCTAGAGGGTCTCCGTGTAAGTGTAGCTTGCCAGTCTCACTATTGTATTTCAATGTATGCACGTGTCTCTGGCTTATTACTATGTAGCTACTTCCTTCTGAGGCCAACTCTTTAGAGAACCTCCTAGAGTTTATGTGATTAACTGCGAAGTGTTTAGCTTCATTATCTAGCTCACTAACTACCATACCTACTAAAGACTTAGCGTCCATACCCTTGCCCTTATCTCTACCGTACTTTGTAGTCAACTCTAAGGCTCTCTGGTAGCTTATGTCAAACGCTGAGGCTATAGCTCTAACTGAGCAGTCGTTAGACTCTCCTGCTGCCTCTCTGTCTGCTGTGTGAACTTTATACGTGTTCACTATCTTACCTTTAAGCTTAACTTGTGCAGAAGTCGTAACTCCTATTGCTAACGATATAGTTAAAAATACTGTTCTCATTGATCTCTTATTTTGTTAATACAAATATACTTATAAATATTACACAAACAAACGAAAACTTACTTTTTTTAACTATTTATACTGATTCTAAATAAGCTTAGTCATATTGATAGTGTAGCAGAGCTTATCTACATAATCGTTATTGGAGAACTCTGTAGTCTTTGGACAGCTTATCTTAACTGGAGGCTTAGATAAGGTGTCTCTGTCTTTACTGATGTTCTTATAGTAGATACCGCTAGGGTCTTTAACTACATAGACGAAGTCCTTGCCCTTCTCCTGAGCTATAACAGTGTTTCTACATATCTTATCGAACTCTATGAGCTTCTCGTCATATACCTTACCTCTGACCTTGAGCTCTATGATAGCCTTATCGCTCTCACAGTCATAAGGACTGTAGGGATTCTCTGCTTCGTGTATATCCGTCTCTGATAGTAGCATTAGCTCTACCATTAGGTCTCTCTCTGCTTGCTTCATAGTACTGCGTTTATAGCGTCATTCTCGTCTCCACCTGTCA